TGGTTCCGCAGGCTTGAACAAGTTTCCTCACGAGTTCCTTTACTCTCATTCAACAACCTCCGGCTATTTGCGATATTTATTCGGAGTGAACTTCTTCTTGGCCATATATTTGGAAAGCCTGAGCGTATTTTCGATCGACGCTCGCAATGCTTCTCTGTCCTCCTCGTCGTCCAAAGGCTCCCCGTGATAAGCAAGTGCCGTGTCACTCTCCAGGTCGGCCATTATTTTCTCCAAACGTTTGGCAATATCGTTCTCTTCTTTCCGGGTAAGCGCGTAGGGGTCTGATGTAAGGCCGTTCTCCGATTCGTCGGTAAAATAGTCCAACGGCTTGTGAAAATAATCGGCAACGAGCTTCAAAGAATCGATTTGCGGGTGCCTCGTTTGCTTATTGAGAATTTTTGTAAGACCAGTATACGATACTCCGGTTTCTTTGGCGAGTCGGTAAGTCGTGAGTCCCCGTTCGTCCATTAGTTTTTGCAATTTGTCGGCAATATCCACGTTTCTAACCTCCCATGTAACTCAATAAGGTAATACTAACTCTCAATAGTGTGATACGTCAAGGGAAAGCGAGATATGCGGAGCAAAATAAGGACAATATAACTCTAAAGGGTTATATTGGGTTTTGAAATACAAAACTTGGGAGTGGTAATCTGGATTTCAGAAAGGAGGTAGGATATGGGTCAAACAATCGTGAGAAACGTTGAGCGGCTTATTGCGGAGCGGGGGTGGACGATTTACCGGCTTAGCAAAGTCAGCAACGTTTCCTTAACCGCCCTGTATAGCCTCGGTTCCAAAAAGCAAGGTCCGAATGCCGAAACGCTGGTCAAGCTGGCGGAGGCGCTGGAGGTTACCATTGATGAATTAGTACGAAGCGGTGGGAGCGGAAAGCCGGATATGTGCGCGGAAGAATTGTTTCCGGCTGCAACGCCGGCAGATATTATGCGAACGAAGAAGCTGCTGGAGCAATATGCGGAGATGAAAAGCCGCCTGGACTATTTTGCGCAAAACCCGCCGGAATCGGATCAGCAGGCGGAACAGCAGCGCAAATGGACGGCGGTTTCGCAGCAGTTGGAAGGGGCCGTCAGTCAGATCAGGGAACGGGATGCGAGAGAGGTGGTCGAGTACCGTTATATGAAGGGGAATTCGAGGGCGGCTACGATCCTAAGATTTAGCGGTTGGAACTGCAGCGACAAGACAATCGACCGCAAAATTAACGAAGGTATCGAAGCGGTGGCGAATGCGTTGAAATACCTTGCCTGAGCGTGTCCGTATGACGTCTCAAGGCTGTCCACAAAATGTCCTCAGAGTAAGGGTACATTAGGGTCATAGCGTAGAACGTTACGCGGGTGATGTCAATGTACCCTTACTAACATTGATACCCGGCCATGCTGTGGTAGCGCAAGCTGCTTAGACGCCAGTCGTCGAGGGTGTGGAGATGGGGAAGGGTTCGAAACCCTATATATATTGGAGGAAGCGAGGGGGACCGAGAGGGGCCTTTTTGCTTGGGTACAATTCCGCATAAGAGGGCTCAGGGCGGGGGGCTGCGGAATCAACATACTCTTTCGGTTAAGCGCGGGAGGGGGGTGAAGACGTGGAACGAGGTCGGTTCGGGACGAACATATCCATAAGGAAGTTTGAGGAGGAGCTGCCGACCTGCTTGACGCGCTGTAAACAGCTCCTTGAACGATTGATAGGGAGGGTAGAGCATGGACGTGACGGTTGAGGATGTGAAAAGCAGCGTCATAGCGGCCGTCGCGGAATTGTTTCCCGGCGTGACGATTTACGCTCAAGAGATCGGGCAGGCACCCGTCGAGCCGTATTTTGTCGTTGTGGTGGTACGTATGGGGCAAACGAAACAATTGGGCAGTCGTTATATGCGATCGCATTCTTTCGACATCCAATATTTCAGCAGTACGAATGAGGACGTGGAGGACGTTGCGGAGCGGTTGTACGAAGGTCTGGAGAACATCGCCTATGGCGGGAATCAGTTTCGCTGCATCCATATGGCGCACGAGCTAGCCAGTCAGGTGCTGCATTTCTACTTCGACATTCAATTTCGTGTGCTGCGCGACCAACCGGCAAGCGTCAAAATGCAGCAGCTAAACCAGGAGGGCGAGCTTTCATGAGTGAAGGGTATTACAGTAAGGAGCAGTTCTTGCAGTCGAAGGCGCACGCCGCACAAAGAGATTTGCTCGCGGCATTGCTGGTTGACGGCCAAAGCTATACCGAGCAAGTGGTTAACTATATTACGGCAGATTTTCTGCATAGGGAGGCAAAGTAAATGGCTGGAGGAACATGGACATCGCAAAATAAAGTGCGCCCAGGCACGTACATTAACGTTGTGAGCGACGCAGGGCCGGTAGGCGGACTGGGGAATAGAGGAATTGTGGCGCTGCCGCTGGCGCTTAGCTGGGGCGAGGCAGGAAAGGTGATTACGATCCAAGCGGGCGACGACGTGAAGCCGGTGCTCGGCTACGATCTCGCCGACGCCCAGCTCTTGCCCGTTCGCGAGGCGTTGAAGCGGGCGCAGACGCTGCTGCTGTATCGTCTGAACGCGGGTACGAAAGCGACGGCTACGGCGGGAAATCTGACGGCAACGGCCAAATATGGCGGTTTGCGAGGTAACGACATTACGATTGTTATTCAGCAAAACATCGACGACAACACCAAATTCGACGTGAAGACGATGGTGGTTGGCGACGAGGCGGACACGCAAACCGTCACCGACATTTCCGTGCTCGTCAGCAACGCATGGGTAATCTTCAGCGGCAGCGGGACGCTCACGGTATCGGCCGGCGCACCGCTAATCGGGGGAGCCGACGGCACGGCGACGAATGCGGACCATACGAGCTTTCAGGCGGCGGTGGAATTGTTCGATTTCAACACGATCGGGCTGAACGCCACGGACGATACGTTAAAATCCGTGTACGTGTCGTTCATCAAGCGGCTGCGGGATCAGGAAGGCAAAGAAGTGCAGCTTATCCTCGAGAATTACCCGGCTGCCGACTATGAAGGGGTCATCAGCGTCAAAAATGGCGTCGTGCTCTCTGATGGTACCGTGCTGACGGCAGCCCAGGCGACCGCATGGGTAGCCGGCGCGACGGCAGGGGCGCAGGTGAACGAATCCTTGACATACGACGCCTATGACGATGCGATTGACGTCAGCCCGCGCTTTACGAACTCGCAGATCGAGGCGGCGCTGCTGGCCGGCGAGTTTGTGTTCACGCCGAACGGCGGCCGGGCCGTCGTAGAGCAAGACATCAACACCTTTACGAGCTTTACGCCGGATAAGAAGAAGCATTTTTCCAAAAACCGCGTCATTCGGGTGCTGGACGGGCTTCGTAACGACTTCATGCGGATTTTCGCTGCTTACTACATCGGACAAGTGGATAACAACGACGACGGCCGCGGGCTGTTCCGCAAGGAATGCGTGAACCAGATCGAGACGTATCAGAACATCAACGCCGTGCAAAACTTCGATTCTCAGAACGATATCACCGTGACGCAGGGCACCGATTCGGACGCGGTTTACGTGGAATTTGCCGTGCAGCCGGTCGATTCGATCGAAAAAATTTATGTGAAAGCGAAGGTGAAGTAACATGCCATTTCTGAAAGCGGGAGACACGATTTCGGGCAAAGAGGGTCGCGCCTATGCGACGATCAACGGCAGCAACGAGGAAATGTTCTATGTGAAGAACCTGGAAGCGACGGCCAAGAAGAAGAAGAAAGAGATCAACACGATCGGCCGGCGCGCCTCGCAAAACAAAGCTGCAGGGTTTCAAGGGACCGGGAAAATGACCATATACTACGTCACCTCCCGCTTCCGGCAGCTGATGTACGACTACATCAAGAACGGCAAAGACACTTACTTCGATATTACGATCATCAACGAGGACAGCTCGTCTTCCATCGGCAAACAGACGGTGACTTTGAAAGGCGTCAATCTGGACGATGTCATCATGGCGAAGCTGGACGCCGACGCCGAGGTGCTGGAAGAAGACGTGAACTTCACATGGGAAGACATCGACATGCCGGATCATTTTGCTGCGCCGGTGCCGGGTCAGTAAGGGGAAAGGGGAGTTGGCTAAATGAGCGATTTAAGTATGTTTTTTGCCCAGAATGCAAGCATGGACGTTACCGAGGACTTTGTCGTCTCGGATCGTTTTAAAGACAAGGAAGGCAAGCCGGTGCCGTGGAAGCTGCGCGGACTGCCGGAGGAAGAGAACGAAGAGTGCCGCAAGGCGGCCACACGCAAGGTGAAGGGCAAGGGCGGCGCGATGATACCGGAGACGAACCCGGAGGATTATTTGGCAAAGCTGGTCGTGTCCAGCGTCGTATTCCCGAATTTAAAGGATGCGGCGCTGCAAAAGTCGTACGGCGTGATGGGCGCGGAAGCGCTTGTCCGGAAAATGCTGCTGGCCGGCGAATACGCCGTTATGGTACAGAAAGTGCAGGAGCTGAACGGCTTCGATAAAAGCATGGAAGAGCTTGTCGAAGAGGTAAAAAACTGATCAAGGAGGGCGACGGCGAAGCGAATTACGCTTACTACGCCCTCCACGAGCTTCACATCCTGCCGCACGATCTCGTCGGCATGGAGCGCCGGCGGAAGGCGGCGATTTACGCCATGATCGACGTGCGGATCGAGAAGGAGAAGAGGGACCGGAAGGCGTAGGTTCCTCTTCATCTATTTTTTCAATAAATATCTCGGACATGAAAGGAGGTTCTCCAATGGCGGCGACAGCTGCAACAAGCTTAACGGTCATTGACCGGTTCTCCAATGTTCTCAATGCATTCCATCGAGGCGTGAATCAAGCTGCCGGCTCTGCGATTCACTTGAATCAAATTTTGCAAAATCATGTAACGATGAATATCAATGTTTCGAATACGGTCACTCAGCTTCAGCAAGTAACCGTGCAAGCAAAAGAAGCCGCTTCTGCAATCGATTCCACAAAGAAGTCTACGAGCAAGCTGGTTACAGGGTTGAAAAGCGTTTCTAAAGCTCTCGGTGGATTCAAATCCGTCAAACAACTGGTGAAGTTAACCATCGGCGGGGCGATGGAGGATACGAAGCTGGAGGACATGCTGAAGGCCCGTACCGGGAACGATCAAGTCGGGGCGGCGATGTTCGAGAAGTTCAAAGCCGATGCGCTTCACGCGGGCACGGATGTGAAAGGTACGATCAACAGCGTGTCATCATTCATTCCCGTGTCCAAAAATATGAACCAGTTGAATCAATTCGAAAGTATCGTGCAGCGGTTGAATGCATTTGATACGACCGGGCAAGGGGTGAAAGGCGCGACAACTGCGGTAAGCAAGGCGTTGAGCGGTGACGCCGGCTCTCTGGCTGACAACTTCAATATCAACAAATCGCAGATCAGCGCGGTGAAACTGGATACCTACGCGAAAGCTGGGGATGTCGACAACTTCCTCAAGGCGTTTAACCAGTTGCTCGAGATGCAGCACATGGGGAAAGCGGAGTTCGAAAAGATGCTGGAGAGCCCGACTAAGCAAGCGGACATGCTGCGAAATCGCCTAAAGGCGGGGCTGGCGGATGCCGGGCAAAGTGCGCTGCGGGCGCTTGCACCTATTACGGTTATGCTTAATAAAGCGTTCGAAACTGGTAAGTTTCAATCGCTGCTTAGTGGTCTCTCGGCTGGCCTAAGCGTTCTTGCGAACGTTACGGCAGCGGGGATACAGTTCATGC